ATGACAACTCAAAACCCCGCCAATGAGGACGGCGTAAAAACTCCTCCCGTCAACAACGAAGGAAAAGACGATAAAAATCCTTCACCGTCTGGTCAGGACGATAAAAAGACCCCGTCAGGCGAAGACGATAAAAAGCAGGAGCAAATGGTTCCGATGAGCCGTTTCCGCGAAGTCATTGACGAGAAAAACAAATACAAGGATGAGATCGACAAGCGCGATCAAGCAGAGGAAAAACGAAAGCGCAAAGAACTCGAAGAACAAGGCAAGTACAAGGAAATTCTCGCCGAAAAGGACAAGGAGCTGGAATCTGCGGGCAAGACCAAAGAACAGCTCACGCAGTACGAAGAAACGGTTCAGGACATCTTGGCGCAGGAACTCGAAAAGATTCCCGACGACAAGAAAGCTCTCATCCCCGACGAACTTTCCACGGTGGCGAAACTGAAATACATCGCCAAGAACCGTGCACTGCTCATGGGAGAGAAAAGCACGACAGGCGCTCCTATTCCGCCCAACAGCAAGAACCTCTCTGAAGTCGAAACGAAGAAACAGCGTTACGACGAACTCATGCAGAAACGCCAAAAGGGCGAATTCCTGACTGAGCCTGAACGCAGAGAGATTATGAAGCTTGGGCAAGAAATTGTGACTCTGAAAAATCAGACCACCTAGCCTTATTCTCTAATTTTTTTAACATGATTACCGCTGGAAAATATACGACCTATGACAGTCCCTTCCTCGATGAACTCGTGAAAGGGATTGCGGTCATGATCGACCCGAAACTGACCACTGCTCTGGATTTGTTTCCAGAATTTGAGCCGATCAACACAACTAAAATTAAGTGGTACGACGCCAAGTCCTACGCGCTGGAAGGCGAAGTGGGCGTTGGCGATTGGGACAATGCGGCCACCACGGGCTTGCCTGTGAGTGCCGAATTTGCCCAGTTAGTAAACGTGGGTGACGTGCTCCGCGTTGGAAATGAATTTGTCGTGGTAAAAACCGTAAACCGCACGGGTAATACCGTAGATGTGTACGGTCGCGGCCATGGTGGCACCACTCCTGCAGCGCACGTTGCAACCGATGCCATCTTCATTCTCGGTAACGCGAATGTGGAAGGTACCGTGAACGGAGACAGTTTGCTTGAGGATTCTATCGAGCAAATCAACTACACCCAAATCGTGGAAGAGCCTATCGAGATCACGCTTACTGCCTCAAAGCAGAAATATCTCGATGTCACCGACAAGCTCAATGACGAACGCATGAAGGCTATGACCCGAGCCTTGAAAAAGCTCAATCAAGCCGTGCTTTTCGGTCGTCCTTCGGCTGGCAGCAAGACCACACCTCGTTCGTTTGGTGGTCTCAAACACTTCATCGAAAACACTTCCGACGCCTTCAACTACAACGTTGCTGGAGCCTTCACCGAAACACACCTTAAAAACGTGCTTCTAGAAATGGCTCGTCGTGGCGGAAGTCCCGATACCATTCTTTGCTCTCCAGACATCAAGAGCGTGATCAACGGATTCAATGCCGCCAACACACGCTACAGCCGCGAAGAGCGGATGGCTGGCGTATTGGTTGACCAGTACGAGGGCGAAGGTGTCGGCGTTCTGAAGATTGTGGCCGATCCGTTCCTGCGCCACTCCTTCGGTGAAATGTATGTCGTGAACACCCGCAAGCTCGGCAAGACATGGTTCGTGGATGACAAGCTTCGCTTCGAACCTGAACCTGCCAACTCCCGAACTCTCAAAGAAACCCTGCAAGGGCAGCTCACCCTCAAAGTAAAAGACGTGGTGACCGACTTCTCTCGCATGTACGGCATCAGCTAGAAACCAAGGGGGAGCTAAACCCTCCCCCTTTTCTGCATTTATTCACTAATTCACCCACATGAAATTCACTATCAAAACATCGGCGGTGGCACTCTCTGACACGAAGTTCGCCAAACGCGGCGAGTACGAAACCGAGGATGAGAAAGAGATCGAACGCCTCCGCACTACGGCCAAGAAATTCCCGCAGGACGTCGAGGAAGTTTCTGGCCACGGTTCTAAGAAAAAGGAAGAGCTGAAAGAAGAAAAGGAAGAAACCGCACCGTCCGAAGAATCAACCGACGCCGAAGAGCACAAAGAAGAAACTCATCGTCGCCGACGCTAATCCTTAACCTTCGACCACCATGGATGAAATCTTGAAAAATATTCAACAGTTCGGATTCATGACCGTGTTCGCGGGAGCGGGTTTGTATTTTCTGATTAAATTTGCGCTCCTCAAGTACAACGCCATGGAACGCGACACACTTGAACAGATTGTCGCGGAGCCGCAAAAGCACGTCTTCTTCCAAAAGATCGATTACATCCTGCGCTACAAGCTCCCCGAGATACGGCTGACTTATCACAAAGAATACTGCGAGGGTCGAACCTTGATGTTCCGCGACATGCTGAAAACCAAGTTTGAACTCTGGCGCGACAATATTTTGAGAGTCTGCTCAATGGACTACCAGAACATGTCGAGCGCGGATATCAGACAAGCCTTCATGCAGGCGTTGCTCGATCTTGTAAGCCAGTACGAACTTAAATGGCAGCAAGATGCCGTGCCCAAAGTCGTGGTCACAAAATTCCACGAATGGCATGACAATCATGCCGAAATGTTCTTGGAAACAGTCGATAGCATCACGATGGGTTCATGTTTCGGCAGTCCCCGCGAAATCCTGAACGCCATTTTGGAAATGAACATGATGATGGTTCTGCTCACGCTATTGGATGCGGAGAAAACCCTCGGAGATTTGAACGGTGAAATTTCTGGATTTGAGTACAAAGGAATCAAACTTCTCTAACCATTAAAGCCATGCCCTACATTCGAGACGAAATAATCACGGGAGACGGAACGGAAACGGAGTTCACACTCTCGCAGAACTTCCGCAACGGGACATGCCGCATTGAATATAACGGCAGGCTTTTTTATGAATACCGAGAAGTTTCTCCAAACAAACTCAAATTCGACTTCGCACCACTCGCAGACGATACGGTAAAGGTTTCGTTCTACACCGTAAACGAAGCGGGAAGGCTCAACGCGCTGCGCTATGCGACACCAAAGCAATATGCGGAACTGTCAGATTCGCAGGATGACCCGCCGTTAGAGGATGCGGATATCGAAAAGAGAATCCGTGAGGCCGAAATGTTCATCGATTCGTTCTGCGGCTTCTGGGAAAAGGCCGACGAAACCCAACAGCTTATGTTCCCGCGCGAGGTGGACGTGGATAACGACGAACACTATCCCCCCATTCCAAAGGAAATTACCATGGCCGCCATCCTCTTTATTGACCTGATTTCAAAGGGAAACAATGGTGGCAGTGAAGAAATCGTCGAGGAAAGTATCGGTAACTACAGTTACAAAAAATCTGTCGCTGCAAAGGAAGCTCAAGCGGTCGAAGAACGGCTTGCGCCAATCAAATACGCGCTCAAAGGCTTTCGCAAGCTCACGGGTAAAATGAACATTAACCTCTGATCCCATGTTTCAAGATTTGCTCACACAATCGGCCACGATCCAAGAACAACAAACCTCCAATGTCGGCGGTGTGGTGCAAAAGACTTGGAATAACAAATACACCACGTCTGCGCGTTTAGTGGATAACAGTGGCAGCATGCGCAAAGGCGCGGAAGACTTGGAAAAATACACGCGCGGAGACTACACGCTGTTCCTTAATTTTTATCCCGACATCACCGAGAAAATGCGAGCAATCGTCGACGGGCAGACCTACGAAATCGCTTTCGTGGCTAAGGTCATGGGTAGAAACAACTACGACCATTTGGAACTTCAGCTTAATAAAATAACCGCTTAACCATGGCCATACGAGTAACAGGCATCGCAGACGTTCTTGAAGCCCTAACCAAGGGCATTCAGGGCTACTCCGAGAAAACCGCCAAGGCGACCATGCAGGCGGGGCTCAAGACGGAGTACTTCGTGAAAAAGAACACGCCCGTCAGGACGGGAAACCTGAAATCGAATATCAACACTCAGCTCATCTCCAAGGGAAAAGAAAAGGTTGAAGCGTTCGTGGGTACCAACGTCTCCTATGCACCGTTCGTCGAATTCGGTAACGAAAGAATGGAACCGCGCGCCATGTTCCGAAAAGCCATCGACGAAAACGGCAAAGAAATCTGGGAAACATTTAATAACTCACTCAAAAAATAATCATGAATCTTAAAACCGCCATTTACGAGCAGCTCACTAATGACCCCGCTATTACCGCAATTGTGGGTGACCGTGTGTTTCGAACCTTTGCGCCCGAAGCGACGACGCCCTTTCTTACCTTTCAGCGGATCACGGCTGTAAACCAAAACGACATCGACTGCGTGACCGAGCGTTACCAGTTCGACCTTGTCGGCACGGTTGAGCATGACGACCTGCTGGAAGAGCTGAAAGAGGCGTTGCTCGACAACCTGAACCGCTTTAGAGGCGATCTGGGAAACACGGGCGTAAAGGTGAAGAACACATGGCTCGACATCATTGCAGACGGATTCAGCGAGGATAACTCGCTGCGTAGAATCACGGTGGATTTCAAGTTCGCATACCTGCGACCCCAAGCTTGAAGTCAGCCATCCGCCCCTACGCATTGAGGCGGAAAATTACAGAGGCATATAGCCCGCTTGAGCACTTGGAAAAAGTTTCCGAGCACTCAACACGGGCATTTTTATTAACCATTTTTTAACTCTCATCACTATGTCACAAACGAACATTCAAAGAAGCGATGCACTGCGCTACGGCTCAGTGACGCTCTACATCGGCAACGACTTCGGCTCACTCATCAATGTCGGTGCAATCCGAAACATGTCGTTCGAACACAAAGCGGAAAACATCGAAGTAGCCTTCGATAATGTGCCCGCCATTAAAAAGTTCAAGAACGGTAACAAAGCGTCATTCGTCTTTGATCTCGCCGAAATCGATCTGACCACCTTTGCGTATACCGACGCAGGTCTGGTCGTGCAAACCAACATCGCTGGCGCGCCCGTGAACATCACAAACGAAAACGCCGTGCTCGATGGTCTCCTTGGAAAAGCGCTGCAAAAGAAAAACGGTAACGGCTCTGTGGTGACTGGCATTGTCGTGACCGATGACAGCGGTGCCACCACCTACGTCCTCAATGAGGATTACACCGTGCAGCTCGGTGCCGATGGTTACACCCGAATCGCGCGCATTGCTGCGGGTGATATCGGCGACGGAGACACGGTGCTGGTCGATTACACCTACACGCCAAACGCCAGCAAAAAGATCACGTTCTTCTCGGGCGGTACCAAAGCCTACAACGTGGCGCGCATCGTCAACGTGAACAATGAAGGAAAAGAGTTCCGCATCGACCTTGAAAATGTCACCAACATCAAGCCTCTCACCACGCCATTCCAAGCCGATGACGGCGACGGAATCATGGTCTGTTCCATCGAGCTCGCAGGAACGGTCAAAGAAATCGTGGACGAACAAAGTGTCTCTTAATCATTTAACTCTTAATTTATGAGCCGAATCTTCGACGCAGATAGCAACGCTCTCCTGTCAGACCACGACCTCTTCAAGGTCGGAGGCAAGGAGTACAAGGTGCCCGACATCAAGATGAAAACCATGCTCCAGTTCGAAAAGCTGGAGAGCTCGAACGCGAGCAAGTTCCAGACTATGGTCGATCAAATTCATCTGGTCTTAAAAGACTGCAACAAAATCACCAAGGATGAAATCGAGGGCTGGGGTTTCAAAACCTGCCTCGCTTTTATCATGTGGCTTTTTGAGCCTCTAAAAGAATTGGGTTTAAAAAAAACGGAAGAGCTCTTAAAGAGCAAGGAACCCAAAGACGAGAAGTAAAGCTCGGCGAGATGTTCGCGCACATGATCAGGTACTACAACGGCGGATTCGATCACTGGAAACTCCTCAAGCTCACTTACAAGCAATTCCTCATGTACTACTCCTCCCTCATGGACATGCTCGAGATCGAAGGCGGAAAGACTGAGGAAAAGCCAAAGCAAGACCCGCTTGAAGCAATGAAAGCAGTAAAAAATATTATTCAATCTTAAACCACCATGGCATTCGGAACAGCCACAATCGTCGGAGAACTGGGAGTCAAAATCACGGGTTACACCGCTGACCTCCAGAGCTCGCTCAGTGACGCCACTAAGCAGGTCAAGACGTTCGGCCTTAGCGCCGAGTCGACTGAAAAGATCGCTAAACTGGCATTCACGGGCATTGCCGCCGCGGCCACTGCGCTTGCGGCTGGTTTGGTGCTCTCGGTTAAGAACGCCGTGGAGTTTGAGAAAGGAATGACGAACATTGCAACCATCGTCGATACCAACACTGAAAGCCTGAAGGATATGGGCAATGCGGTATTGGATATTTCCAAACGCACTCCCGTACAGATTTCAGAACTGACCGCAGCACTCTATGAAATTCGTGGTGCGGGTATTACGGCCAGTGATGCCATGGGAGTGCTTGAAAACTCAGCAAGACTGAGTGTGACCGCTCTCGGCACCGTGGACGAAACAACAAACATGGTTACGACGGCCATCAATGCCTTCAAGCTCAAAGGAGAGGAAGCGCAAAAAGTGTACGGATACATTTTTGAAGCTACTAAGAACGGCAAAACCAGCCTATCGGAACTTGCTCAAGGTTTTGACGCAGTCGCTGGTACTGTGGCGATGGCCAACATCCAGCTTCCCGAATACCTCAGCGCGGTTGCTGCACTCACGACAACGGGACTTCCAGCTGCGCAAGCGCATGCGGAACTGAAATCCGTTATTGCGGGAGTGACACGCGAAAGCAAAGAGCTGACGGCTGTATTAAATCAGCTCGGTGCCAAGTCGTTCAAAGACCTCATGGATAAAAAAGGTGGTCTGGTGAATGCTTTCAAGGCCATTACTGACGCCGTGAAAAACGACGATGCGGCAATTCTTCAAATCTTCGGATCGATGAAAGCCTACAACGCCGTGGTGCAGCTTTCTGGTGATTTGAATGGCGCATATACCGAGGGCTTAGAAAGCATGAAGGTCGGAACGGAAGAACTTAATGTTGCTTTTGAAAAGCAGAAAAATACCGTCTCCGCACAATGGCAGACGATGAAAAATAATCTTGAGACGCTCAGCATCCAAGTTGGTAGTGCGTTGCTTCCCGCATTGAATCAAGCTCTTCAAGCGGTGACGGCGTTCATCGATAAAATTCCTGCCATCGTTGAGCAGCTCAAAGATTGGGTTCAGAACAATGACTGGGTACAAGGTGCACTTGTTGCCCTCGGTTCTATCCTGACGGGATTGGCTATTTCAGTCATTCCATCGCTTATCGTTTCTCTTGGAAGTTTGATTGCCACCGTAGCTGTGGCGGCCGCGCCGTTCGTAGCCATCGGCCTTATTATCACGGGACTCTATGTAGCCTTCAAAAACTGGGATCAAATTGTTGCCTTCGTACAGGGCGTCTGGGATCAGGTCGTGGCATACACGCAAAAGACTTGGGAGTGGATGAAGCCATACGTCGAGACGGCATTGCGCGTTGTGATCGGAGTCATGACGGGCGGACTGAGCGAAGTCGTGATTTTCTTCGTGCAGAACTGGGACAAAATCAAACAGACCGTCAGCTCCTTCTGGGAATGGATTAAACCCTATGTGGAAACAGCGCTGCGTGTAGTGCTCGGCGTTATCACGGGAGGCTTGAGCGAGCTGGTCATTAAAGTTTTTCAGAACTGGGATCAAATCAAAAAAACTACCATTGCCGCATGGGAGGCCATTAAAGCTTCGACTATCGCGCTTTGGAATTCCATCGTTGGATTCTTGAGCGGCATCTGGGAATCCATTAAAGGACTCTTCAATGCTGGGCTCGATGCCGTAAACAGGGCGTGGACTACAACGTGGAATGCAATCAAACAATTTGCCGTAGATACTTGGAATGGCATTAAAGACCTCGTCAATCAAGGCATTGAAGCCGTGGCGGGTATTTTCCAAGGTGGCATAAGCATCATTGGGAACGCATGGAAATCGATCTGGGACAACGTCTCAAACATTGTAAGTAACGCACTCAATGTTGTTAAAAATACAGTGAATAGCATCATTTCGTGGGTCTCTCAAGCGCTCGACAAAATCAATATTTTCAAAAGTGCGCAGGCATCGGTCAATAAAGGCAGCTGGGCATCGGGAGGTTATACCTTCGGCGGCGTCAGCCAAATTGCTGGTGTGGTGCACGGCGGCGAGTGGGTTGCTCCCGCATGGATGGTCGACAAATATGCTGGGCTCATAGGGCAACTGGAGGCGGTTCGAACCAGAGGGTTCAAATCAGGCGGCCTTGTGAAAGGCGGCGTGACGCACAACAACCAACGCTCGGTAACCCAAAACATCACTCAAAACATCCGCGAGGGTGTGGACTTTTCTATTGCCGCGCGCGAGCTCGCATGGCGTGCACGCTTCAGCTGATAACCAAACTTTATGATCGGAATTTCCTACACATATAACGGCATAACACTAAACGACCTTGAGAAAGATGCTCTCACGGGCGTACCGTTTTTATCTGATCAGGAACGGGCAGCTGGCTGCGTTATAAGTCTGACCGATACACCAAGCGGATTCCATTCGCCCGAGCTAAGACATTCCGAAGAGGCTCGGCAAGGCCAACACGGCATCCTCGACTATGACACCTTTGTCGGCAAACGCGCACTCGTGTTTACGGGGCAACTTATTGCACCTGACCGCGAAACAATGGTGGCGCTCGTCGACAAATTCCAAAAGGCTTTTACGGTCAGTGCCGTGCCAAGCAAGGATGACGGTTATCGGGAGCTGCTCTTCACCGAAGAGGACGCTATCGCCAAGAAAGTCTTTGCCAAAGTCGACAAAATGCCCGAGTACGCCGAAGAGCTGGGGTTCCCATTCGTGCGCAACTTCATGGTGGCGCTCAAGTGCAAGGAACCTCGCAAGCTCTCGCAATCAATCAAAACTCAACCCGAAATAAAGGCGGATATTCTGGGCGGCCAAATCATTATTCCGTTCAAGCTGCCGCTCAAGATCGGCTGGAACTACGTCTACAAAAAGACCCTCATCAACGTGGGTAACTTTGCCGCATCTCCCGTTATCACTATCCATGCGCCATGCGTGAATCCGAAAATTCTGAACCGCACCTACGACGTATTCATGCAGTTTATTTGCACTCTCGCAAACGACGATTATCTCAAGATCGATGTTCTTGAAGGCACTGCGACAATTCACCGAACCGATGGCAGCACCGAAGACGCCCTGCTTGTTCTCACCAACAACAGTGAATTTTTCTATCTGCTCTCAGGTGAAAACGAAGTGGTGTTTTTGGAAGAGAGCGGAGTGCCGCCCGTAAACAACTATTCCTACGCGCAGATCGAATGGTCTGATACGTGGCTCTAACCCTCAAACGTATGTACACAATCGATATTCTCGACAAGAACAATACGGCCTTCAGCAAAATTATTAACCCGCAAGGGTTGAACTTCAAGCTGACTCTTGAGGGCAAAGACACTGCTAAATTCACGCTGCCACTTTCACACCCGCGCGCGAATGCGGAGAACCTCAAGAAGCATAACCGTATTGTGTTGAACCGCGTGAACCCGAAAGACCGTACCGACGTGCGACGTGTTTGGGTGGGTTACATCGAAGCGGTGCGAATCGTGGATGACAACAATCTTGAAGTGGGATGCAAAGGAATCTTCCAACTTTTTGACAAGCGCGTGGTCACTCGTAGCTTTACCAACTGGCAAGGCGGCCTAGCGGTCTTTGAGATTCTGAATGACGAAGTAAATCCTGCCGATGAAACGGGAATAGAGCAGGGCGAAACGGATGTCACCAATATTTTCTCGCATGATTTTTTCCAAATGCAGGTGAGCAAAGCCTTTGAAAAAATCGAGGAAGCCACATTCTGCGAAATCCTTACCGATACTGATTTCAAACTGAACTGCAAGCAACAAATTGGCGAAGACAAAACTGAAAGCGTCATTTTTCGCTTTATTAGAAATCTCCAGAACGCCAACTCCATCGATAACTTTACACTACTGCAGGAAGGCAAAGAGCTCTTTAACAAGATCACCTGCTACGGCAAAAACAACATCATCACGGCCGTGCGCCAAGATAACGCCTCAATCGCCGAGTTCGGACTCCTCGAAAAAGTCCGTTACTTTACCGAGATAGAAGACCAAAACACTCTAAACAATAACGCGGAGGCGCTGCTGGCACTTTATAAACCCGTTAAAGAAATCCCAAACATTAAACCCGATAAAAGCAAAATCGACCTTTTCGACTACGGCGTGGGCGACCGCGTGCGGGTCATTATCAAACACGGGATTCTGGACTTCGACCAGACGCACCGCATTTTATCGATCACCGTTACGGTCGGCCGAAACAATGAAGAGTCCATCGATATCGAAATTGCTCAAGAAGGCACCAAGAGCGTGAAGAGTGATGAAGAGCAATTGGCCGAGCTCGCGCAACGGGTCGAAGAGCTTGAATCCTAATTTTTAACCAACCCATATGGCAACACGAGTCTCATACTTAAACGCACTAAACACCTACTGGCAGGACATCGACATTAAAAACGTCGAACGTGATTTTTTCACTGACGGTATTGCTGATTTTTCCAAAACCGCCCTGTCCCCTGAAGACCTTGGCGACGACTTGCAGGTGGTGGCACAAGTCGCTCCCGATAAGACAGTAAAAATCAAAGCGGGCGTGTCTTACTTTACCGTTCTGCGCACCACCGACGTGGATGGTGACGGGGTAAATGATGAATTTGTCCTGCGTTTCCATAACTTGGAAGATGCGGTGCTCACCATTCCCGACAACATTTCTGGGACTCCAAAGACCTATGAAATCTGCTGTTATATTCCTGACGCGAACATGGACGCGGAAGATATCAATTCCACCGCTTCGAATATCGGCTCACTTATCGTGCAGCTGGAAGGCGCGGGACTGCAAAACAAATATCTGCTCGCAAAGGTGACGGTTGAGAATGGCTTCACGCAAGTGACCAATGCAAAAATCACCGACCAACGTCAGCGCGTACAGCTCAAAGCCATTCCTCAAGGGCTCACTGCAAGCATCGATGAAATCAATCTCGCACTCGATGGCATCGAGGCGAGTGCTGAAGACCTAAACATTCTTGAAGGTACCACCGTCTCTAAAGACGAATTCAATAACGCTCTGACGGGAATCGAATCAATCGCCGATGAACTGAACCTGCTTCATGATGTGGACGGGCTTGAGCAGGCCGACTTTGAAAAATTGGCGGACGTCGATGCGACGGCGGATGAAATCGACCAAGCGCTGGAAGGAGTTTCGCCAGACGTTACCGCTGCGAACCTAAACATCCTTACAGGTGGCGGATTTACAAACCTGCACAAACACGCCGCCGATCCGCTTCTCAGTGGCATCACTGAAAGCCCGACGCATTTCTATTTGCCCTCTGGCGACGTCGAAGCTATCTCAGAAAAAGGGATCATGACCCGTTTTGCATACGAGGAAGATACGGTTCAGCAAGATTCACAAAACATTGAGGTCGTTAATGATGCCTTTCAAAACTACGAAAGTTTCTACGCAATCATTACGAACTTTGACGGTGAAGGCGGCGAAACCTATACGGGCGGTGTATTTGATACGGGTGAATACAAACAAGGAACGCAAGCACGAAAGCTCATCCTGACCACTGATAGTACCGCGACACTTCTCATCGATATCCCGAGCAAAAACCTATCAGCCTTTTCTGGCTCGGACAAGGTAGAACTTTGGGTGTATGTAAGTGCTCTGGCCAATATCGATATGGCCACACTCCAACTCGGATCGACCACGCCATCGACAAACTATTTCCAAAACAACTTTCTCTCACAAATAACTCAAAATGGTTGGAATCGAATCTCGATACCCGTAAGTAGCTTCACCACGAACGGATCTCCTAACTGGAACAATATCATTCGGGTCAGACTCGAATTCTCTACGAATACGAGTGGAGCCTCCGACTTTATTGCGGACAGTTTGCGTGTGGTGAAAGCGGCCAACACCACTAATGCATTCTGGTCGAACACCGCTGGGTACTGGGAAATCCATACGGTCGGCGCTATCAAACGTTATGTGAAAACCGACGAGGCTTCAGGCGACAAGGACAGTGTCTTGTCTCTCGGCAACCAAAGCCGTAATTACCAGAACGGTATTTTTACGGCACGCATCAGACGTCTGCAGGGTTCATCGAACACGGGAATCAAGTGGCGCTACACCTCACCGTCGAGCTGCTATCACGCCTATTTCACAGGTACCGACCTCAAGTTTGCCAAGAATGCGGGCACTGTCCTACAAACTGTTCCGTTTGTGATTAGTGCGAACGTGGATTACTGGTTGCGCGTTGCCTTTAACGGCAACTCAGTCGTGATCTCTACTTCGCTGGATGGCATTACTTTCACCACGCAAATCAGCACCACAGACTCTAGCATTACGGGAGCAGGCCAAGTGACGCTCTTCGATAATGGAAATATTTCCGCGTTCGACAAAGTCGTCCTTCAACAAACTTCGATTACTTATGAGCGCGATGCTGCAGACCGCCTCGTGAAGATCGAAGAGAACACAGGCGAAGGTGACAAATTCGACGGTTTCGGTTCTTTCTTCAAGCGCATCGCCACGTTCGAGGTCGATGAGAACACGATGACGGGAGGAGCGGTCGATACCACCAACTTTAAGACAGGCACGCGAGGTTGGAAATTAAGCACGAACAGCGAAATTGCTTACGACGCAACACTCAGTCTCGACCTGACCAAATTCGAAGACGGAATCAGCTCCGCGAACACGGACGTCATTGCGTTCTGGATTTATGTGGCAACCGAAGTTCCAACCTCGATACGCCTCGAACTATCAGAAACTCAAGACGTGAAAGAAGCTGAGACGATCATTAACTCAGGCAGCCTTGTGCTGGGCTGGAATTACTTCGAGATCGCAAAATCCGCATTCACCATTCTGGGCGGTTTCGATTGGACGACGGTGAAAAAGGTGCGGTTCTGGTACACCCACGGCAATAGCAATCCGAAAGTAACCTTCGATTCTATTCAGCTCGTGAAGAGCACGGGAGTCGTTACGAGTAAATACGACACTTCAAACGGTAAATGGCTCATCGAAAAGGATATTGATGAAAGCAACCAATACTTGGTGCAGACCGACGAAGCCACGGGAGAAAAACTGCTGACTCTCAAGACGGATGGCGAAAAGAATCTCTTCCAGCACTTCACTTACCGCGGATCATTCAATGCAAGACGAGGAAATACCTGCGGGCTCGTATTCAAGTATCAAGACTCGGCTAATTTCCTTCGCCTGCAGTGCAAAAGTGGACGCATCTCCTTCGTGAAGCGCGTGACGGGTACCGACACCATTCTTGGCGAAGAGATGGCCTTCACTCCTACTTCGAGCGACTTCTATTACCTAAAAGTCGAGTGCGACAGCAACAGCTTCAAATATTACTACTCGGAAGACGGCGTGATCTGGATTCTCATTGACGAGGTAACGGCCGCGGATTTTATCGAAGGCCAGATTGGAGTGCTATCCGAGGGAATGCTGCTGCGCGTCGATCAACTCTTCGCATACGAGCACAACCAAGGCGGCGACACCTTCTATGAACTTTTTTATGACGATGACGGCAACGTCTCTTCGATCATCAAAAAGCCAATTATTTCAGCTTAATTATTTAACCTAAACCACTATGGCAAACATCACGATCGGAGGCGGCGGAGCATCAGTCTTCAAAGACGCAATCCCGTCAGCTCTCCAATTCACCAGCTGGGACAACTATCAATGGTTCCAACAGGGCGGACAAGGGTTCAACATCAACTACCAAAACTTCCACTACAACCCCGTCTACTTCCACCATGTCTTTGATACGACGAACAAGAAATTCTTCGCCATTCCGCAGGGCATGGGAAATAAACAGGATTACAAATACGACAAGCAAAGTCCGATTGGAACCTATAAGTATGACCACCAAACGGATACGAGTGTCTGGCTCGAATTCAATAAGACGGACGTCTACAACAACCGAAGCCGATTCAACAACTCCCAAAACTACAACTATAACAACATTATTCTCGACGAAACCGCGAACAGGCTCTTCTGGTTATGCTGGAGCGACAAAACTCTTTGGGAAATTGATCAGAGTACGGGCGCACTGACCCAAAAAACTACCTGCACACTTGCTGGAACGATCTGTTCGGTCGTTGCCTGCAACGGCGTGCTCTATGTCGTCGATACGAGCAAGAATTTTGCAAAGTATACGATTGCTACCAATACATGGGCATCGCTCACGACTATGACTGGTTCATCGGCAATGAGCCAAGGCTACGCACGCTTGCTGACCGACGGTTCCGCTTGGGTGATCTTCGTACCTTATCAGAACATGCAAAGCGTTGGATTGGAGCTCATGAAATACAGTATTGGCGGTAACACATGGACTGCAGCGGCGACAGCGAGCGCGCCAAACCAAAGCAGTTACTACATTGCTGAAGTGTTTAACGGATTCGTGTATGTCCAGTATCTGGGTACGAGCGATAACTACAGCCAGATTTGGAAATACAACATCACGGGAAACACTTGGACGGCCAGTGCATTCAACCTTCGTACAAAGGGGCTGACGAACGGAGGTGCTTATGGAATGTTCCGAGCGAATAGCAAACTCTACTGGATCGGTTCTTATCAAGTGAACGACTGCATCGACAGCAGGCAGATGCAGCGCTACGGCGTCTGGGAAATGGACACGGCCGAGGCTTTCACTCTCAACGCTAACAAATTCATGCCCGTCCAAGTCGGCAACTGGTGCTACAACCAAAACGGCGGCTACGAGCAGGACATGATGGTGATGGGCAAATCGGTCACCCGATACCAAATCTACATCGGCTTTCACAGCTATGCCCGCGGGTTCCGCTATTTTCCGTACATTGACCCGATGAACAAAACAGTCGAATGGGTCAAAGTGCCGATGGAAGCAAACAAGGAAAAAGAATGGACGGGTTGGGCTGCCGTAGTCAAAAACGGGAAGCTCTACATGATCGATCCCGTATCACTCGACTTATTCGTCTGCACGATCGGCACATGGACTTGGACGAAAAAAGACAACATCTTCACCCGTCTCAGTAACAAGTTTCCATACAGCGTGAATGGTGACGACTGGTTCTACGGTTGCGGCTTGGGGAACATGAGCGGCTGCGTACCACAACAACTGGTCAATGGACTATTCGCAGTCAAAGAGGATGCCACAAATATCTATCTCATGACTCCAAGATACGGTGGGCATGAAAACGTCTTCACTTTCAAATACGACGTTACCTCCAACCAGTGGAGCCTGCTGAATAGCACGGGTACGATGTCGAGTTCCACCATGGGAAATAATACGAGCAGTTTGAGCTATAGCCGCTACAAAAACCATCTGCTCACTTCGAATGAAAAAAGCTCATGGGTGCTGCTGACCTTCTATGGCTACAACGATTCATCACAATATCGATCGCAACAATTCTACTCATTCAACCCGACCGACGGATCGTTTGAGAACAAGGTCGGTTATACCGATAACGGAACGTGGTATGGGGTGTACGGTTTCACTTTGAGCGGAGCCGCCATTTGGCATGCCAATACGGGTGACAGCAAGCTCTACTACAACGACATGGACACGATGGCTTTCGATGTCACCAATAAGTATCTTGAGCAATTCCTGAACGACCCGAACAAATACATCTGGATGCAGTACCAAACTTGCCAGTATGCGGTGGCCGTTTTCAACATTGATCCGACGTCATTCGAAAACAGCTTCTTGGTCAGAATCATGAGCAGCAATACGCAAGGTGCCGTGTACCAAACATGGGGCTTCTACCAGCTCATCAACGCACTCAAAGGCGGATATTTGCTGGGTTGGTCTCGCAGCGCTTCGTTGAGTTCTCCATACAAATACGGACGAATACTGATTGATAACGATGGAGTGAGGTCGTCCATTGTAAACGAGGCACTACCTGCATCGGTGAACGATTCAGCCACCATCTTCACAACCAAAGTGAAGAAAAACTTCAAGCTCTATCTCGAATTCTGGTGTTACAACAACGGTCTCGTGACTTTCTTTGCGCCAGCCAATTAACCCATTAACCCCATAAATTTATGAAATTCTATCAAGCAGAAAACACTCAAGTCGGCGAAGGAGTCGAGGCAACCGTTATCTTCCACGAAGACAACGGCACCGAGCTCCTTTGCGTCCGTTCTGGATTCGAAGCGTTTGAAGAAGCAAACCCAGACGTCGAGGAAATCAGCGTGGACGAAGCTGATGAAATTCTGGCCGAGAAAGCAGTAGTGATTTCCGTTCCAGCTCGCAAAGAAGTTCGTTCTGAGAATCACATGAGTAAGGAAGATATTGCCGCTGAAATCGATAGCAAAGATAGCTTAACTGTAGATATTGCTACGGCTGAGGAAGTCGATCCCGAGGGCAATAAAATCCAAAAGCTGACCTTCTTTGAGAAACGGGAAATCAAATCGGTCGAGGATTTTCTGAAAGCGCAAGCTGACCAGCTCAAGGAGCCTGAACAGACTGAGGCTGCGGAAATAGTCGAGGCCGAACCAGTAGAAGAAGCAGCGCCAGTCGAAGAAGAGATTAAGTAATCATTAACCCCATTATTGTATGCCAAAACTCTATCTCATTGCAGGACACACCCAAGGAAAAGACGAGGGTGCGCAAAACCTGAAAACCAAGGAAACCGAAAACCTGATCGCTCGCAATTTGATGCTTCAGGTTTTCCCGAAAATTAAAGAGCAGATTTTTACTGATCTTTGCCCCTTTGACCTAACGCTCATTGAGCAGATTAACTGGGTAAACAAACGCGCCAGTGAAAACGATTTTGTGGTGAATTTTCACCTCAATTCTTCACCCGCAAGAAAAGAGACAGGGGCGCTTTGCTACTACTACGGCGGAAGCGACGAAAGTAAGGGCATGGCCGACAAATTCTTGAAGGCTTACGTCCAAGAAATCGGGCTTCGCAACGCAGGACTTTTGGCCGACACACAAAGCAACCATGGCCGTCTCGGTGCTATCCGTGACACCAAAGGTTGGGCGTTTTTGCTCGAGATGGGCTCAATCAACAATGACTCCGAGGTTGTGAAGGCTAAAGGCGCGCAAGCCATACTCAAAGCCCTACAGGCGCTTTTGGGGCTTCAGGGAGCCGTTCAGCCACCAAGCCAGCCCCAACCGCAGCCATCTCAACCTGCTGGCCAACCTTTTACCGACGTGCCCTCCACTCATCCAGATTTTGAGGCGGCCAAGTGGGCAAAGGACAAAGGCATTGCTGCTGGGTATCAGGATGGTAGGCTCGGGATCGATGAGCCGCTTAAAGTCGGCCGATTCTTGTCCTTTCTCAGGAAATATGATACTTTACCTCGGTAG